ATTACTTCTTCCATTGCAGCAACCTTACCATCAGGATTTGCTGCTATATGTGCGTTTACAAGGTCAGTCTGACTGTCCAATACATATTCCCTCTCAGGATCAGGGTCATTACCAAATATCTTTTTACCTTCTCTTGCCTTGTTACAACTAAAAACAGTCATACCAAACTGTGATATACTCTTACCAAAAGTATATTGTGCTATTCTATGATCAGGTGTATTTGCAAGTTGATACATTAGCTCTCTGAATTCATTGCAGCAGACATAGCCTCGAAGTCAGCATCGAAGTCATCTTCACTGTATATACTTGTTATAGTTGTTGCTGATAATATTGGGTCTGTGTGTACTTCATTCTTCTTTGCCATGGTTTCTTTATGCTTCATAAAGTCTTCCATAGGAACTGACTGTTCGATACCTAACATACCACTCAATACTAATTGAGTAGATGACATATCACACTCTGCTAATCTACTTCTCGTAACTGCATTATATACTTGCTCTGCAATTTGAAACATCAGTGGTTCTTCTGTCTCTGGTTTCAATGAATCTAAATCCATTGCGAGAGGACCATACCACTCATCATCATTTAATGTGCCATCATTATAAAAGACACTAAACTCTCCTGTCTCTACGTCATAGTTTTTAACTACGAAAGTAGGAGCGACCTCTGAATCCAATCTAAATTGTGGATCTATATCTTGAATAGACATAATTTTTGTTAGTTAATTTTTGCTCCACGGATGTCTCCGTCGTTGTTGCCTGATTGAGCAATCCTATATGACCACCCATCAATACCTGTGCCAGCTGACCCAGCTGTGCCACCCGCATTTTGTCCTGCTTGACCGAGGTTTCCACCTCCACCACCAGAGTTAGCACCGCAACCACCGTTGCCACCGCCTCCACCGCCATCCCATTGTTGACCGTTTTGTGCACCATCACCACCACCGTTACCAGCAGGATATCCAGCACCGCCACCGCCACCGCCACCATTGGAAGCAGAATATTGTATGTCTTGACCAGGACATTGCTGACCTTTCATACAACCATAATAATATGTATTAGTATATGTGCATTGAGCATTGTTGCCACCAGCACCGCCACCTCCACCACCAGCAATGGTTCCAGCGTTGTCTAGAATAAAATTAGTTCTAGTATATAGTGCTCGTTGACCATTTCCACCGTTGTTACCACCACGTGCTCCACCATTACCACCGTTACCAGTGATTCTATTGTTCATATTGATTCTAAGATATACTTTAGAATCAGATGAGAAGTTACCTAAGTTTACCTGATTACGTACAACATTTGTGATGTTAGCATTGGTTGCACTACCAATAGTCAACAAACCTTTTATCTTATTACCACCATATCCCTGACCAGAGATCCAGCTAGGTAGACTAAACTCTCCATTGACAGTATTGGTTACCTCGGCACTGAATAAAAAGTGTTCACCCTCGTGTACTAGTCTCCATGACCCTGAGTGTTTAACCCATACCTCTTTTGTATCACGCCAAGATCCACTATGTTTTACCTGTACATCCTCAGCATGTTGCCAAGTTCCACCTTGTTTAATTCGCATATGCCCACCAAGAGCATCACGAATGCTAGTGCCTGTTACCGTAGTATTATATGGTACTGCCATAATTTATTCTATCCTATTAGTACTTATACCAGATGTCTCCATCGTTTCCACCCGAAGGGTTACCAGTTGATACTGTCCTTACACCATATGCGTTTTGTGATGCTGTACCGAATCCATTAGTTGAAGTTATGTTAGCACAAGCAATAGTTGATACTGTCAATGTGTTAGCACTTGGATTAAAGTAAAGAGATCCATCATCTTTCTGCAATCCCATGTTACCAGAGTTCTGTGTAACTGTGGAGTTAGTGAATACAATAGGATAGTTCTGTGCTGTTGTTGTCTCAGTGATGTATACTTGAGTTGCAGATCCTGCATTACCAGATGTATCTTGGTTTCCTGCAGCGTTGACGCCAGGTAGATTAATGTCAGCACCACCGTTGAACGACACACCACCAATATTTCTAGCATTCTGCAATGTGGTTGCAGTCAGAGAGTTACCAGTACAAGATCCAGATGAACCAGTTATGTTACCAGTTACGTCACCGCTAATAGCACCGTTAACAGTTGTAGCAGTTATAGTACTAGCATACACTGTACCAGATAAGTAGATGTCTTTCCATTTAAGGTTAGTCTGTCCTAAATCATATGCTCCATTAGAAGATGGATCAACGTCAGCATTTATTTGTGCTGTTATTGTTAATCTATCCGTTGATTGATTACCTAGAGTTGTATTACTATTAACAGTCAGACTACCTGCAGTAACGATATTACCAGATGCTGCAGTTACAGTAACCTTATCAACATTTGATGTATCTCTAACTTTGAAATCGTTATCAACAGTCAGTGTTCCTTCATTCTGTGTGTTACCTGAGACTGTTAGATTACCACCAAGTGTAGTAGCACCACTGTTAACATTAAGTGTTCCAGTAGATTGAATGTCAATACCTAGTCCGTTCTTAAGTTGTAAGTCTCCTGTACCATCATTCCATGATGAACCACTAGCAGAACCACCAGTAATTTGTAAGTTACCAGTGTCAGATAAACCAAACTTTGCCCATGCAGCACCAGTCCAGTAGAATCCAAGATGATTACCAGCAGTTATATTACCTAAGTATGAAATGTCTCCTGTGTTCGCTGCATCTGCAGTGCTTGGTGTGCCTGTTACAATGTTGAATTTCTTCTCTGCTTCGTTGTTTGCAGCCTCACCCTTGATAGTTAAGTCAGCACAAGATAAATTTTTATCAATAGATGCGTCTTGTCTAATCTTAACGTATCCTTTGAACTCACTCTCTAACTGTGTATCTTCAACTGTAATCTTGTCTCTGATAATAATCTCATCAAATACAGGACGTAAGTTTGCAGTCTCACCAACGATTGATAATGTAGGAGTATCAAGTGATGCTTCCTCACCAGTAACAGCAGATATTCTAGTGTTACCAATAAACAAGTCACCGTTACTATTAAGACCAGAGTAGAATGCGATACCACCGTCTTCTTTCTGTGACTGTGACAAGAGTGTCTCTGCTTCGGTAAGAACTCTGTTCTGTACTGAAGGTAGACCAGTTGAATAGTTACCAGGTCCGAAACCAACGTATTCAAATGTATGGTTGCCAGATCTTAGAATACTAGGTCTTCTAAGTTCTGTGTCCGTTCCACCCGTTGCATTTACGGGTACCATTCTTGATGTTGTGTCTATTTCTCTTGCTTCACCATCTCTTGCTTCAAGTGTGATGTAGTTAGCAACAGCAGAGTCAGTCGTAGATGCGTTAGTGTAGTTGTTTCTTGTTTCTATAATAAAATCACCGATAGCCTCTTTAGTAATTGATAATGACTTATCTTCAGATGTACCGTCAGTTGTCTCAACCAAACCAATAGTAGTATTACTTGCAATAGATGTTGCTTCGTTAGGATCTTCAGTAGGGTTGTCCTTATCCAACTCAGGATATAAGTTATTAATATTCTGAGAGAATGAGAATGAACTTACATTTGCATTGGTTGGTGATATACTACCCTTGATGACAGTGATGTAGTAAATACCAGGCGTTTGTGATTTAACAAGTTCTTGCTCAGTTTTAATATCATAGATGAAATATACAGATCCATATGACTGACCTGTAGGTACGTTTCTAGGTTGTATAACATAACCATTGATAGGTTCTCTTGAAAGAGCAGCAGCTGAACTATCTACTTCATAACGTAATCTATATGTCCTATCTCTAGATGATCTGTTGTCAGGAATACGTTGTAGATATGATGCACCACTGAACAGTGAGTCAGCATAGAATGATTCGTTTGCTAGATGATAGTGTATACCAGCATATCCTGTTGTTGCACTAGCGGATGATGATGTACTTGTTGCAGCTGTCACCCTTACATACCAACATCCAAGTTCAGTAGAGAATTGTAGTGGATGATTAGGGTCGCCAGGTGTGAATGACTGAACTGTCACATTAGTATATGCAGTATCAGTAGGAGATGTGCTATTGTCAGGAGATATCAGAGCAGCATATGTGCCTGTTGTTGATCCACTGATTAGTGAGACATATAATATATCTTGTTTCTTAGCACCAATACTAAAACCTTGTAGTTTGTATGGTGGTTTTGTAGCAGCAGAATTATATCCATAGAGATATACTCTAGTGTTTACAGGACCTGCATAAGTCCATACAAGGACATCATCAGATGCACTACCGCTTGTATGTGTTGGTGCAGTAGCACCCGCTTGAATTGTACCTGAGGATCCAGCTAAGGTTGCAGAATAGTATGTGTTACCATTGTAAACACAACTGTACTGTCCTTGATCCGTATTGAATGATCCACCAGATGTCCATGTAATATTATTTGTAGAAGAGTTGTACTGTATTTTTTGTACATCAAGAGCAACATATCCAACAGGTATTGTATTGACTGTACCTTTGTATGCAGTCTCTGAGCTATTGCTTCCTCCTCTATATCCTCTGTTTAATGTCAATGCACCATTGCCTGAGGTTACTGCATCAACTTTATATGTTTCTATGTTGTCAATAGTATTGAATCTAACATAGTCACCAACAACGATACCATGGCTGGTGTTAGCTGGACTGACAGTTACACTCTTATTGTTCTGTGTAATATTAAATGTATACCCACTGACAGTTGCATATGTTCTTGCTAACTTTTGTGGAGGTATGACGTGTGTTATCTTACCAGCTTTATCTTGAGTAAATGGTGCACTCTTGAATCCTTTTGCTCTTAGGGCACAAGATCCGAAGTTAGAGTTAGAGTTGGTAATTGATTGGTCGCCACCACCAGTGGCAACGAAATGATCAGCGAAACCAACAGCGAAAACAGAAACAGCTTGGATAACTGCATCATTAGAGCATTTAACATGGAAGTTCCTATAAGATGCTTTGAATATACTATCTCCATCAGTGTGTGATCCAGCAATATATGCTGATCCATCCCACTTAATGAATGCGTTGTCGTCTTTCTGTAGTGATACACCAGTAAACTGGGCAACAACCATAGATTTGAAACCAGTTGACTTGCTACCATCAGCATGCATACCCTGCATACCCCAAGTAGAACGAAGAGATATGTTAAAGATATATGGTGATGAACTATCAACGTTATCTACTTCTACCTCAACAGTTGCGTTAGTTGCAGTCGGGTTACCAGATGGAGCACCAGTAGAAGGGTTCTTGATAACATATCTGAATGTAGTTGTTGTTGGGATCTCACTAATATAATATGATCCATTGAATCTATCAGCATCAGTTCCAGTCACACCACTGATTAGTACGGGAGTTCCAACAGAGAACCCGTGAGCATCAGATGTTGTTACCTCAGCAGTTGTTGTGAATACGTTTGTGCTAATATAGTCAGTAACTACACTATTAATAGTTTTAGGACCTGAAGTATTAGGACCTACAATTCTATTTTCTTCAATTCTTTTTTGTAAATCATCAGCAGTTATGACACTTGTACTATCAGGAATATCTGTAAATGCTTTAGCTACCTTTTGATAGTATAAGTCTAGGTCAGTAACAGTCAATGCGTTACCAGCAGTGTCATTGATACCGCTTTGTGTGTTCTTACCATCAGCATATTCAAAACATGTTAGTTTATGGTGAGAATATGTTGGAGGTGAAGATGCACTGGGTTGTGCAGGATCTTTGTATACACCTGTGCTAGGACCATCAAAGAAACTAAACTGCCAGAAGTAACAACCACCTGTCACACGGAAGATCGCACTAGGATTGATTGCACCAGCAGCGGGATCAGGAACATATAAAGGACGTAACTTTGTCTTACGTAAGTCCATACCTACGATAGATGTACCTCTAGGTACTACAAGACCACCTTCTACAGAGTTAAATTTATATAATACGTTGTTTGGATTAGGATTACCGCTAGAATCTATAAGATTCATATCACTAGCAGCACTTAATTCAGCGATATCAGATGGGATAAATGCCTGTCCAGTTGTATTTGTGCCTGGTCTGTTGTCAATAACGTAATCGCCAGGATATAGTACTATACTAAATGCTTCAAATGCGTCATTATATTGTCCACTTCTATATGAAAATCTAGCAGCTTCTAACAGTGCCCTTTGTATACTTTTAAAGGGTCTGTTAGGTGAGTTACCTCTGTTGTCAAATGCATCAGATGCATCAAAATCATCTGAGTTGACGTATAAACAACGTCCAGTTTTTGACGTGAAGACGTTTTTTAATCTTGTTAGTGCCATTTAATTGTTTGATGATTTATGTTTCAGCAGCTTCTTCAAAACCAATGAAGGTGCAGGATACTGCTCCACTGCAATTAACGAAGAGTGATTGGTATTCACCAAGCACGATACCAGTAACTTCATATACAGAAGCATCTGCTACTGCCTTTTGTTTAACTAAGTATTGCTCTGCAGCAATTTTACTCACAGAAGATACAAGTAATTCAACACCATTATTATCAATAAATTCAGTGGTTGGTGTTGTGTTACCAGCTGCAGCGAAGCGTGTGCTTGTTGTTGCTACTGGTCTCCAGATTCTTGCGAGTGATCTGTTGAGGTTATTATTCGTTGTCTCACGATGTTCATTAGTAAAGTCACCAATCTGAGTATAGTCAAGATTGTTTTTAAACTCATAGTTTTGAAGGTAGAGTGTGCCATTTAGTCCATCATAGTATCTTGATTTACCTGACCACCCTGCAAACCCAGCTGTACCAGCGTGTGAAGTACCAACTAGTAAGGTTGCACCAGATGTACCACCTGTAAATGTAGTGTCACCAGAAGGAAGATCAAGTGCTAAAGGATGAGTCGCACTATATATCCATAATTTTTTATTTACTGCATCCCAATATCTTACTTTCGCTGTCATGTTAGCAGCAGCACCAGCACCTCTGTTGGTATTAGTCCATGTTACATCTTCATTAGCTTGGAATGTACCAGAACCAGCAGCACCCTCAATAACAATTGAACTCTGTTGTGCGTTAGCACCAAAAGAAAATGAACCATAGTTTAAGTATGATGCACTTGTGTTAGGGTCATTAGGTTGTGCTGATAATGCATCGAACTGTACTATATCTGTTGCTTCAACTATACCTACATCTACGTTCAATGAACCGCCAGTATTATTTGCAATCACTAATTTACCACTTGCCAAGGTTGCACCTGGACACGTGTAAAATGGAAATCCTGTTGTTGTTAATTTGGTGCTATTAGCTGCTACAGTGAAATTTGTGTAGCCAGTTACAGTTGGAGTAAATGTCCCCAATACACCATTCTGTTTAGTCGCCATGGTTAATTAATTGAATGATTGAAAATAAACTCTTGCTCTGGATACGCCTCCAGATGTTTGTGCGTTTAATGTGGATGTGGTTGATGTGACTGGATCTGTAAGAATTATTTCTCTTGCAGTTATCTTACCACCTGTCCCTGCTGCAGGGTTGGTTGTAGTTATTGATAGGTCACCATCAATATTGGAATTACCAGATACATCAAACTTATTAGAAGGTGATTTACCTATACCAAAGTTACCCCCAGAATCTAGCACTGCTTGGTCTGTTCCTGTGTTGTCAGTAAAGTGTAACCCTATACCAGCAGCACCCTTTTGAAGGATGAACTTACCCGCAGATCCATTACCAGCGATAATGGTAGACCCTGTAGCATATATAGTTCCCTCAACCTCTAGATTATACGAGGATGCTGTACGACCAATACCGACATTGGTTGCTCCCCCGTTGACGGAACCAAACTCGAAGTTCGTTCCAGATGTTGCGGTAATGTTACCCCCACCTGTAATGTTACCCCCGAATACAGCGTTGCCATTAGTGCTATCCAGAGTAAACTTGTCAGTAGCAACAGCGATGTTGCCAGTGCTTGTGATAGATGTGACAGCATCTATTGCTCCTCCAATTGAAATACCTGTTGCAGTTGTTGATATACGTGCAGATCCATCTCCACCATGATATATGTTAGTGTCTGTAGTATTTCCTTTAAAATACTTATTACCACCGCTATCCTGCAATGTAACGGATGGTGCATAAAGAAGGAGTTGTGATGCAGTAGTCGTGATAGTTGCTAAATTAGTAGCATTAGTATACGATATAAGAAAATCATCATCAGTTCCTAACTTAATCTGTTTATCATCAACCATCTCAAGATGATCGTTTATGTTAAGATCACCAGTAACAGTTGCACCTTGATTAACAATAAATGTATTATTAAAAGTAGTAGATGAAGCAAATATTGATGCTGCATTGACAGTCAGACTATCTGATGATTCATCACCGATTGTTGTATTACCACCAATTGATATATCACTAACTGTTACTGCACCAGTAAACACTGGACTTGCTATCGTCTTATTAGATAATGTCTGAGTTGCAGTTAAAGTGACTATAGTGTCAGATGCTGCTGCTGCACCGTTAGAAGGTAACACGTAAGTGTGCTGGACTCCTGCTGGTATGGATGCTGTACTAAATCTTGCTACCTTTGTCTCGTCAGAAGAGTTAGGTATAATAAAATTTAAATCGTTAATTGCTAAGATAGAACCTAAACGTATCTTACCAGTTCCCTGTGCAGATATTGTGAAGTCTAAGTTAGTGTCAGCACTATCTCTTGCTTGAATGTTGAGTGTAGTTCCAACCTTTTGAAGATTGAGTCTAGCATCTCCCATTGCAAGTCCAACTTGACCTTGTGTTGTTGAAAACACACCAGTCGAAGTCTTACCTTCAAACTGAACGCCAGGTGAAGTATATGTACCAGATGGTACTGCTTTAAATATACTGCCTATAGCAGTTCGTTTATTTTGATCTGTTGGGTCTGAGTTATCAAGAAGTAAAAGAGTATCAGATGATGATACGTTTCCACTAGTCAATAATGTAAGATCAGATATCTTTCTTGTTGCCATTATTGATAGACAATAAAACTATCAAGAGTATTTATACAACCTTATCAAAGGTGAAATATCCTTCACTCCCTTCCCAGTAACCTTTGTCCCATGTATGGTATGCATTCTCAAATAATTTAACGTTACTTATCAATGGTCTGTCCTTCCACATACACCCCTCTCCTGACTCTCCATAGAACATATAGTTGTCCATATGAAATTTGAATAACATATCACACGCAGGGTTTTTGACTATTAATAAGTTCGGTGCAAACTCTGAAGGTTCTGTCACTTCCACTTCCTGCTCCCTGTACGGTTCATCCATGTAACTATACCTAGATGATGTGTAATACTTATATTCTCCTATCTTCTTATGTTCTACTATAATATGTGCCCATTTTGTAGGATTAGATGCTGCTTGAGTCCAGTTATCAAACTTACCCTCAAACCATTTACAAAACAAATCTCTATTCATCTAAAAGGACACCTCTTCTCTTTGTCATTCCTATTCATTATTATATCCCAAGTTTTAAATTTTGCAAAGAGTCTCAATGTGTTCTGTTGCTTTAGTTGGGATGATAGTTCTGGAGGTGGTGTACGTTGTTCCAGTTGTACCGAACTTTTGCAGGGGAACCGAATTAATGAAATTGGTGTGCCCTTTCGGATGTACACATCGTTATCTAATAATTTGATGCCTATAACTATAGGACGGAACCAAGAAGATATAGGAAACGTCCCTTGAACGACCTCCATTCCTTCTCTTGAAAGTGCTGCAGGTGATAATTGTTCGATCCATACATCCTTCTTCTTTGTCCAGAAAAACCAGTTGAACATCATCTGTATCTCAGGATACTCACCATCTAACCACGTTTCTGACAAATGAAAATACTGATCAAATGCTTTCTGTGGTAGGTTAGTTTCTAATCTGTTATCCTTAAACTTGATGCCAAGGTCAAATGGTTGTTCAATGACAAATGTATTCTTATAATATTCTTTGAATGCAGGGCACTTAGAATGATCATAGGAGTTATCATACCCCGCCAAATATTTTTTTGGAGCACCTACAAACTCAGGAGGGAATTGATCACCATCCTCTCCTATCTTATATGACCAGTATATCTTCACTCTTCTTCTTTTAGTGCTTCCTCTATTTCTATTTCAAGTTCTTCCGTTTTCTTTGCAGCAGCATCTGCCTGAGCACGTGCCTTTGTCGCTGCAGTCATAGCAGCGTCAGGGTTTGCTGCCTTCTTGTACTTAGACACATTTATCTTTTTCTTCTTACCCTTGTTTGCTTTCGCTTTTTTAATTACTTCGATAGCATCACCAACTGTGACAATATCTCCTGCTGATTCATCAGCAATCTCGATACCAAAACACTCTTCCAGAAACATGACAAGTTCTACCATGTCCAGACTATCAGCTTCTAGGTCAATAAATTTACTGTCCCATTTGATATCTTCTATTTCCACTCTATCTCCTAGAGTTTCCTTAATAGCAAGACGTGCTATCTTTAGCATAGTTGTCTTACCAACACGCTCAGATGTTTTGAGCAGAGTTTTAATTTCAGAATAAGTTTTGTTGTATGACATTAGAGGTAAACTACTTGTTCAGTTTGACAGGTATTCCTGACTACATCAAGAACACGAATGAATTCATCTCCATCCTCACAATCAATGGTTCTGGAGATTCCCTTACTACTTATCAGGTTAAATTGTCTCTTTGTGATGTCAATGCTAACTCTTTCGAGGTACTCATCAGTCATGTAAAATCAGTCGAATGCTCTCAGTGTAGCACACTACTTCAGATTTGTAAAGTGGGGGTCAGATGCTGCTCTACTAGCACGTCTGATTGCTGCTTCTGCCTTTGACAAAAGTGTTTGCCCTGCTTCTCTATTCTGCTGCATAGTCTGCATCGGATCGGTGGTGTTATCTTCTCTTACTAATTCTTCTACGTAATCTTCTAAATGCTTCACAAGAATGCTCTTTAAGAATTGTGCTTCTTGTTTTGTTACTGACATGTGGTGAAAAGTCATGTTACTCTTTGAAATCTACAATCAATTCAAATATATCTCAGCACCAGTGATATTTACATTGGCGTCTGCATTGATATTAATAGCACCAGTAGCTGTTGTTTGCATACCACCAGTAACTGTAATTAAATAACTATGGGATTGGGGAGAATCAACTGCACCGACAAAGTTTCCACCTACTAAAGGTGTCTTGCTATTACCGTATACAGTGTCCCTAACTGTACCAAAAACCGTATGGTATTCATTACCACTGGTAACCTCATATCGAGTACCTAAAGTCTTGAATGCCAAGTTACCTTCACTGTGTACTGAAAACACAGCAGTTGGTTTTTGGATTCTAATTTCATAATTACCCTTTACGTTCTCTTTAATAGAACCGCCCGCACTCAAATCATTTTCCAAGAACGTTGTCTTGTTTGTGTAGGCATTGGATTTTAACCTCATTTCGTTGGCAGCTTGTATTGCCAAGTTTTCATCTGATTGAATAGTACATACACCACCGACTTGCATCTGGTAGTTACCATTCACTCTATCAAATCTGTCACCCTCAACTTCCGTGTGCATATCACCTTCAACATAGAGGTTGACATCACCAATAACTTGTAGAACCACTCTATCTGTTTTAATGTCTTTACCGACTTTTATAACAAGATTATGGTCTGATAGAATATATGTATCATTTTTAGACTTTAGATAATTGTCATTCTTTTCATCCAAGTCAATAAAATTACCATTTCCATTGAGAATTCTGATCCTCTCAGCATCCTCAGTGTTGTTCATTTCAATACGATGTCCTGCAGATGTTGTCTGTACCCAGTTCTTAGGATACTTTACTCTAGTCGGTGGAGTGTCATTGCTAGTATCAGTACCACCTTGAAATGGTTCTGGATCTCTATTTACATCTCTCCTAGTACCATCACCTCTACCTCTTCCAAATGTTGCTGAGTCTGTCATTAGTATCCATAACCTCCTTGATTTTGCTGCGTATTATTATTTTGCTGTGTAGTTTGTTGTGTTGTATTTGTGTTTGTATTTACGGTGGTAGTGGTAGTAGTAGTTGTTGTTGTAGTGTCTGTAATAGTTTCTTGTGTAGTTATCATGGGATGTCCTACGCAATCTATGTAGGTCTGAAGTTGTAAAATATTACTCTCTTTGATCTCTCTAGGACCTGAGTATTCATACACTACAGAGAGTTTTGCACCTGTTCCTTCACTGTCCTCGATAACAGGTTTAACAAATCCGAGTACAGTTTTTGTAATTGTAGGTCTTATAAGTCTACCTTGACTGTCAACAGTATATGTACCAATCTGTTGTTTATCTTTACCTGTACCTACAGTGATAATAGGATTCTTATATCCTTTACCAACATTGACTACCTTAACCTCATTTACTCTTGGTATTAGATCACCGCACTTAGCATATATTGCTGTAGCGTTTGGTGGTATTACAAGAGTTGGAAACTTCTGGGTAAAGTTAAGTATGAACTCGTGTCCAGACTTAGTTCTAAGTTGTAATCCAGAAACTAGTTTAGAATTAAATGATGTATCTATAGTTGCTAATAGTATATGATCATCATCATAATCAACATCAACAACCTGTAAAACGTCAGGTGATGATGTAGTGACTTGCTCTATATACTCACCATCCTTTACATGTGCTGTTAATCCTGTTTTCTTTACTTTAACTCCATACTGTTCGTTAGGGCAAAATGTAGTAGCAGGATCAAATCCATATCCTATACCAGGTTTTATAACTTCTATTGAGTCCACTACACCATTAACAATATTTGGTCTAAATTTAGCACCACTACCCTCTGGTTCATTACACGTAAATTGTGCCTTGACTTGTGCCTCTCTGTTTACACTCTTACCTTTCTTTCTCATCAATACACCAAGCATTTGACCTATATCATCTACAATTGCTATTGCTTTGATTGGAGTAGTTGACTGCAAATTATCCCATACTAATTCTGGGAAACATGGTTTTCTATTCAATATACCACTATCACAATTCAGTGCAGCAGTTGCAATTTCACCGTCTGAAGTGTAGAAGTTAACACCCTCAAACCTTTCCAAAGGTCCTTTTGGAATCACTCCATCATCTCTACCTTTCTTCTTACCACCAACTCCAGTCTCAAATACAGATGCACCAATCGCACATGATAGTGCACCATCACAAAATAAATCAATGAACTCTAAAACTTTGTTAAGGATACCTTGTATCTTATCAGCAGCACCCTTGATAGCTCCCATAACACCTTTCAATATACCCAAGGCATCTTTTATCTTGTCCATCAACTTCTTCATAATATCACCTAAGATATTTTGAATAAGACATAGTGCTGTGTCTAATACGTTCTCTATTAGATCTTTCAACAATCCCTTGATAAAGTCACCAATTTCATCAAGTATTTGTTTAAACAAACAAGATACTAAATCACCAACATCCTTAAGTTGTTTTCTAACTGCCTCATCTTTCTTTGGATCTGGTATGCTAAGTTTATCTAAACCATCTGTTACAAGTTTATCAACCTCCTCCATAACCACACCTTTAATATTTTGTGTGAGTCCTCTAATTTTTGTACCTATCCTGTCTGATACACTCGTAATCTCTTTCTCAAGATCAACAATATCACCTGTTTTTTTATCAATAAACTCATCTATCTCATTCTTCTCTATACCACGAGCAAACTTCATAAACTCTGCCATAGGACCTTCAAGTTTTGTAGCAGTCTCTGATCCACATTTACCGTTACCAACTTGGACTGTTACTCTCTTAGCTGCATCTGCTGCAAATCCTGCTGCTGACTCATTCTTGATTGCTGCTTCTCTTTTATTAGAGGTTTTGATGGTGTTATCATTTGATTCTTCCACCATCACCATTGCACTTGAATCAAAACCAGTTGTGGAATCTTTCTTTACGTTATTACCTGAGTTTGGAGGTGTACTACCTGTATTAATATGATGTCTTTCAGCATAATCACCAGCAGCTAGTTTTGCAAAACCTTCTTTCTTACCTTTTTCTGTACCATAGTTTACGTCTGGATTCTCATCAGTTATAGATCCCATAACAATAGGAATCTGTGCTGCAGCACCATCCATAAAGAATCCAACAACCCAACTGTTAAGTTGTAGTTGATGATTAGATCCAATACCAGATTTCTGTGCATATATTGGGGGCATCAACACCTGTGCCCATGGCAAGTGCTTTGTTGGTAACTCTACTCTACTTTCATTGTGATATCCTACGATTCTAACTTTTACTTTATTATTATAATCAAAATCTGTCTCATCTATTTCTTTAGTTTCTACATCATAGGAACCGTCACCAATATTCTCCACCTGTCCAATCCACCAATTGAACCCATCTTTTCCTATAAAATTAGCAGTTGCTTCAAACATGTTATGAACCTGGACTATCTGTAACTAATGTGAGTGATGTACCCATCCTGTCATCACCACTATAGAAAGTTCTCTCTATCTTAGCAACAACATATTTACCACTATTATCTTCATCAAAATCTCTATCTCTACCTTTGAAAGTATTCAATTGAATAACATCACCAACAGTTAAATCAAATTTACCAATATAATCTACCTCAACAAATTTGTTGTAAAATAATTTTTCTCTAAGAGATGCTTGCGATAATTGTTTTGTAAGTCCGTCGGTGTGAGTTCCTTCGGTAAAGAGTGCAGTATCTATTATCTTTGACATAATACGAGTGGATGAAGTATCCTTATCAAAATTTTTAAAATATTCTGGTTTCTTACCCTTGTTTAAGAGTTCGACACCATCATAATATTTATTGATGTTAAATTTAATATTTTCGTAGTTCATATCGTAAAGATCCACTGTCATAACGTTGCTAGAGTAAGATCCAATATTCAATCCCTTCAATACATCACTTGTTGATTTGATTCTTATTTTATCAACAGATATAACATCCTTTTCATCAGTTTCTTCTAATTCTTTAACTTCATTACCAACAGTGATAGTCTTTACAACTGGATCACTAGAAAATTTGTCATAAGACTTAAAATTATACCCAAATTTATTTTCAAAGAATGCATAACCAGCACTTGCAGATGCACCACTACCTTTAACTGGGATAGATTTGGCAGCAAGCCATGATATTATAGTAAATGGACACCAGAATGGTGATACAAATGAATATTTGTTGAACGTTTTTTCAAAGTTCTCCTCTGCTATAACAACACCTGTTCCTAAAATATTCTCCAATATCTCTTCACGTATTATCTTGTCTATGGTTATACCTTCACCCTCACCAAATCTTTTTGACAATTTTATAGCAGCGTTGTTAATAAAATCAGGAGTACATAACATCAGAGTTGCTTTTGATGAACCACCATCTTGAACTCTGTCTTGTATATCATATATTACATAATATCCACCAATAAGATTATCCTCATGGTCAGCAATTTCAAGAAAAACTTGTTCCATACCTCTGAGTTTAGAGCATATACCACTCTCGGTATCTGTTATTTGAATCTCCATTCTTTTGGTTGCGGCTTGGATGTCTTCAATATACTTGACATATAGAGTTTGATTTACACCAATAGAATATACCTCACCATCTACGGTAATATTAAAAGTTATTAATTGGAAGTTACTTTGTAGCATTAGAATTGAGAGGTCTTATTATATACTGAAAGATATGGGGACTCAACAGTCTTAGGAACTGCTTTGTTACCACCTTGTATAGCTGGTTGTTTTAAAGGCGGGATAGACATCTGACTATTTGCTGCAGATATAAGTGATGCAGATGCAATATCTGTCTTTGCCTTGGCACTTTCTCTGTTCTCATCTATCACTTTATCAGTCAGTTCTGATATGTTTGTAATTCTATCACCATTAGAATTATATGTATTAGTTACACTACCAAATGCTTTCATTCCCAAGTTCGCCATCATACCCATGGGTGTTAGAGATAGTGCTTGCTTACTCATATTAGTAATATTATTGAATGCTGTAGATTTACTGAACGACTTAGCACCTTCAAGTATTTTCTGACCACCCATGATTGACATACCCATAGGTGACATCATAAGAGAAGACTTCAATGTTGGTTTACGTGCCTTCACTGGTTGCATAGCTCTTCCTGATCCGTCTCCAAGTCCTATACCATCAGCAGTGCCTGTATATGGCATCTTAGGTGAATAGTTGGTTTGTAAATTTGGGGGATCACCCTGCATTTGTGGTGGGGTTGTAGCGAGTGCACCACCTTGTTGTACTCCACCACCCATTGCTCCACCAGCAGCACCACCAATCAGAGAGATAATATTCTCTAAGAAACCACCTTTACCATCTTTCCCATCTTCCCCATCCTTTATATCATCTGTTTTATCAGCATCAGCTCCCATCTCATAGTTGATGGGGTCTAATCTAAATGCTGCTGAGATATTTTGAATATTATCTTTTATTGCTTGTGCAGATGATTGACTTGCTGCTGGTATCTTACTCATCAAGTCGATAAGTGCAACTGCAGCTGCCTTTGCTGGTAGTGCTAGAGTTTCACCGAATGCTTTCTTTAACTTATCATCTACTGTAAAATCATCTTCAATGTCTTTAGATATATTTTTCTTGATACCACTTTCTAGTCCAACCTTAGCAAGTGAAGTTTTAGATGGTGGTTTCATAGGTTCTGAACCCATGGATTGAGCATTGATAGTTAATGCATTGGATACATCTGCACCACCGAGTAAACCAGTTGCTGCTTTTACAAGTGGTTGTTTACGTGGTTTATTGACTGATACATTAGGAACTAGATTATTAACTGGACTCAAATCTATACTAGGTGATTTGACTGGTTGTACTTGAACACCACCAGTCTCATCTAATGACTGGAGTTTTTCTTTCATTAAGAAGTCTCGATGCACATCTTCTTTGTACATCGCTTGCATCATAATAGTTCTATCTTCTAGAAACTTACTAAGACCTGTAATTACATTGGTAAGATGTTCCATTAACTAACTACCTCTCTTTTTGAACCTTTACCAAAAACGTCAATGACCACATAATCTTTACTATCCTTATTTACCTCAGTTGGCACGGGATATGGCATAGGTGTTGGAATTGGTACGGGAACTGGCATTTGAGCAATAGTATTACCCATACCCAAGTTTTTCTCTGACTGTTTAACTGGTTCTTGTGCCAAAATATTTTTTGCAGATGAAACGTTTGGTTGATGTATACTTGGATTAGTAATCTGACTAGAGTTTTTCTTCTCAGGTGCTGCTATATTATTTGGTATCCAATCTCTATTACCAGGTTGTAACCACTTGTCGTTTGGTTCATTGTTCCAGAAATCAAAGTGAACTGGATCTTTCTCTCCTTGCCATTTGAATCCATATTTTGAACCATTTTCTCTCATCCATTCATTTGCTTTTGAATAGTAGTTGATATCAACTGCCCATCCCTGACCATGTGGAGACAACCCAACTGGTGCAGGAGTCATAACGTTTGGATCTCCTTGTGCTGCCCTGTCTATTAGTTCTTGTTGTTGCTTGGCACTCCTAAATGAGGATGTTACACTCATAGGCAAGTTAACACCATCTTTTGCTGCTGCGTTTACTGCACGTTCCCATGCTTTCATAGTAGATGGGTTTAATATAATAGGTGCACCATTACCAGCAACATATGGATTTGGTGTTGAAGCTTCTGGTTTACCGTCACCTATCATACCCACATCTTTAGCAGCAAGTGCTGCATCTAACCCAATAGATACTGCTGTACCAATGCCAGGTACTGTACCAGCAACACCTGATAACATTTCTAACCCTGCACCTTTGAAGTCACCCGCCATCATTCGTTGTCCTGCGAATAGCAGTCCTGCACCAAGACCTACAAATGGTATCTTCTTCAGTAATCCTTTACCTAGTGCTTTTCCACCTATCTTAGCGACACTCTTTACACCTATTTTTCTTCCTGCTTTCTTAAGTAAACCTTTAGCTACAGTCTTACTTCTTCTTGCTACCTTACCAACCTTTTTACCTATCTTTGTCTTCTTTAATAATTTCCTACCCATGTTTAAAGCACCAAGTAAACCACCGCCACCTCTAGTGTTTTGTTTTTCTGGTGTTCCTAAACTAGCATTGATGACTGTTGTAGCACCACCAGTCCCCTCAAATGGTACCAAAGATTTTGTTAGACCAAAGTTACCCTCTATACTTGCAACTTCACTTATACCAAAAATAGATGCTAACGAATTAGCTTCTGCCATAACACCAGCTCTTGCTGATGAGTTAGGTAATTTATTAAGGAATCCGATTGTGGATGCAATCATTACAGATGCACCTTCTCTATACATTGCTTCTATTGCTTCACCAAACTTAGCAACTGGAATTACCAGCTCAGGACCTGCTTCTCCTATAAGTGCTGGTGTTGCTGATCTAACGTATCCACCTGTTGCATATCCTTGAAGTGGGTCGCTAAAAAGAAATTTACCTAAATCAAATACACTTTTACCAAATTGAAATGTTTTTAATAACAAATTCAGATCAATATTAGGATCCATTTCCCAACCTGAGGAAGAATTTTTGTCGGTGTCTACTTCTGGTCTCTCAGAATACCCACTAAACCCATCTGGGTATGTATTTCCATATTTTTTATTATCAGATTCTACACCTTTATAAACATCCTTCTGGTTTTGGTTTTTTATTAAGTCATCTATTATTGATGGACCCGACACATCTGGCAAAACATCATCTGAAAATTCAATTGTTGACCTGTCTTTATATTGCTGAGTACTCAGTTCTGGTATGGGACTTGTTGATCCCCCTAAAGCTCTGCCTAATAATTCATCCCAACCAGGTCGATCATTTACTGCATTGTTTTCGAGATAATCTTTTGCATTCGCATTTGCAAATGCCAATTGCGTTGCCCATGCTGGTACTGTTGCATATTCTGGTTGTCTTCTCCTTTTTCTCCTTTTTCTCCTCCACCTTCTGAGAGGTAAACCACCACCGTCATCTGTCCCTTTTGGTTTCTCTACAAGTTTTTTTGCAGGAGTTACATTTGATGTAGTTGATACATGTTTTGTTCCAATGTAATATCTTTGTCTGTTTCTTAAATAATCAAAATACTGAAAATCTGTCTGGACGAACGAACCCATCGCCTTAGCAAAGTCGTTACTTTTACTCGTAAGTTCAGTTTCTTCTGGGTTGATACTCATCGTTTACGATTTTCCTCTTCTATACGTTCTCGTTCTTTTTGTAAGTGAGAAGATAACAAGTTAACATAGACTTCCCTTTCCCAAGGAACTAAGTTTTCAATATCAGTCAAGCTATATTTATGATGTTGGACAAGAGAAAAATTAGTTTGATAGAAGGTCATCAAGCCCTCTTGAAAGAGGGCTATGCGAAAAAATCTGCTAACCCTTCTATAACTACAGGGTTTACTACCTTAGTCTTAGGATTCTTTACCTTCAATTCATGTCTAAGGGTTGGCATAGTGTTGAAAAAGTTTTGAATGTTATCAAACTGTTCGCTTGTAAGTTTTTCAACCCATTCTTTTGCTTCTTCAAAAGTAAATGATCCAGAGTCGTCTTCACCAACATATACTCTTTTGATACATTTAGCTACTAGATCATAGGGATCTACTTTTTTATTTGCAAAGTTAACAGCAGCAAAGTAGTCTAAGTCTGGATATTTCATCTCGACAGTGATATCTTCAGTCAACTTAATAACATTTTTATGTCCTTTTGGAAAGTTTACTTTGACATCATCAACTAAGAATGACACGTTAACTTCAGTTTCACCATCATCAGCACATGTTACTTTAAGTTCTATCTCTTCACTGATTGATCTAGCACGTATCTGTAAGAATATGTATTCTATATCAAACAACGCTAGGTCATCAAATACTATTTTAGTTTGTATACAACTCCTCAATACCTTGGTGATTGCATCTAAGGTTTGTTCTTGATCGTTATTCTCTAGAGCAATTATTAATAATTTTTGCTCTTTGACTAAGAATGGACGATATTTAATTTTCTTTTTTGTAGAAGGCACCGTCAACGTATACGTTGGCGTAACAATTTCAGGTAATGGCATGATTTAATTCGCAGAATTAGGTATAGGTGTTTTTGGTAATTTTAAGTGACTATACTCATAGTAAAATCCAACACTAACTTTTACAAGTTGTGCAGGACCTGCTGAATATGGTATAGATGATACAGTATAAGGGTATGCTTTGAACAAATGTGCTTCCCAGACATCTTTTAGATCTCCTTGTTTTGGTTCCTTTGGGTTTTGGACTCCTTGACTCTTACCATTATACTTCTCTAACTTCTTTATGTCAAGTCTACAAGCATAGTTATCATAGTATCTCTGAGCAAATACTCTTTGGTCTGCGAGGTCTTCACGATATATGTTTGCCTTTTGTTCTACGTGACCCATGGTGTAATCTTGCCAAGCACGAAAAAACTTTAATGGCATAGACTCAGCATCCATATAGAAACTGATATCTAGTTCATTATACACTTTAGCTGCAGCTATTTTTTGGGTAATACCTTTGTGTACTGATTTTATATCAGTAGCAGAGTATGTAACACCTGGTAATTGTATTTCATTACACAGCAGTCGAAGTTCTTCTGCGTTCGCATCAAATCCAATATTTTCCTTTAGATACGTTTGAAAGGTATATCCCTCTGAATTATTAGGTTGTTGTATATTAAACGAATATAGATTAGATGCAGATATGCCACCTTTCTTATCTAATATCTTTTTAATGAAGGTACTAACCCCAGTTGCGGTTGTCATAAATAGTCCTTATGGTGTGACCATACCTTATTTATGCCAAGTTACAAAGGAAAATACAGAGTAAGAAATTACAAGAAGTATAAAGGTGATCCTACAGGTGTAGTGTACCGTTCTTTGTGGGAACGAAAGTTCATGGACTGGTGCGATAAAACTCCTAGAGTTTTGCAATGGTGGTCTGAAGAGATTGCTATCCCATACTATGATCCAGTACAAAAGAAATGGCGTAGATATTTCCCAGACTTCTGGGTAAAGGTCAAAGAAGCAAACGGAAGTATAAAATCATATCTTATTGAGGTTAAACCAAAAAGACAGGTCGATGGTCCTAAACCTCAGAAGCGTAAGACAAAGAAGTATCTGAACGAAGTTTTTACTTACGCAACTAACACAGCAAAATGGAAGGCAGCACATGACTATTGCAACGACAGGCTCTGGGAGTTCAAACTCATCACTGAACGGGAGCTCAAGATTTGATAGTTTGATGTCGCAAGTAAAAGGCAGCACGATAACCAAAGACAGATTAAGAGAAGAGATATTTAATATACTGTTAGATGATGCAGTAGAGTCACCATCGGAAGGTAAGTGGTACATGTTTGAATATGATCCAAAATTTAAAGACAGACTCGTAGAATGGGATCAATATCCATTGATATTTTACTTAGAAGGTAAAGGAAGTAACGTTATCGGTGCAAATATGCACTATATAAGTTCAAATGCTCGTCTAAGTGCCATAAATAGAAAAAAGTTCCCTAAAAGTTCTTTACGTCAATATATTCCGAAGAATGCTGATAGCATCTTCTTTGAAATCCAAGAGAGTGAGGTGCAACTATTGAGTTTATTACCTCTAGAAAAATTCCATCATAAAAATTAATGTCATTATCATACCCAGAAGGACTAAATGAAATACCATATGCTTCTTTTTTAAGTATTAGAAGATATGAGTATTCTGCTGCTATGAAGAAGGCTGCTCAAGATCAGAATGATGCTTTGGGTGCTATTCAAGATAGAGGTTTTTTGACAGGTGATAATGGTTTGATTACAAAAGCAGTAGGAGTTGTTGCAGGATTAACAGGTGCTGGTGATGCTACGGCTAATGCTGGCAGTATTGCGGAGGGAACTACAACATTCAATGCACCTGGTTTGTCTAACATAGGTCCTAATTTCTTAGGATCTGATATAACAACGAAAGATGGTGAGAAGATTAATGCAGAGAAAATAATAGAACAAAAGAAGGAAGCAATTAATAAGTTTAGATCAGGGTTGAAAAGCGAAACATGTCACTTACCCATGCCTAATGAGTTTCAGTATTCATATGGTGCTGAGTGGAGTAATACATTTAAGTTAGGAACATTAGCACTAATATCTGACGATCCATTAAAAGCGTTAGGAGGTCTAACACTTGGTGCTGTCGCATCTGGTGGTTTTGGTGCAGCAACTACTGCATTAAGTAAAAATAAAAACGTTACTAACTTTAATAAGAACAATCCAAATGCTGCTGGTAATATCGCTGATGGTATCACAAAAGGTATAGGATTCGCCTCCAATCCTTTTAATGTAAACAGTGACATAAATTTGAAAAACGTTGTCGGACTTGCTGGACTTGCTCCTAACGAAAATGCTATTCAAATGTTTGAACGTATGGGTATGAGAGAATTTGAATTTACATTTGAACTGGCAGCAAGAAATGCAGGAGAGTCGGACAAGATAACAACAATTATAGAATGGTTTAAACGTGGTATGCACCCTGCAACAAAAAATGGTAGAGGAAGTTCAGTGTTACTACAGTTTCCAGATGTTTGGGTCATTGAACCAAAATTTATACCAGTTTCTAGAAATACTAACGAACCTAAGAAAGCAATACAGCATCCCATGATGCCTAAGACTAAACTGTGTGCACTTCAAAATGTCCAAGTGAACACGACTCCTCTTTCTCAATTCCAAACAGTTTTTGATGGTAGTATACCCTTGATTCAATTAACTTTGAAATTCAAAGAGACAACTGCTCTCACAAGAATGGATATGGAAGGTGCATCAAGACTTACTACTGAGAATCCTAGATTTAAAAGAAATCCTACTCTTGACAATCTCCCATCGGTAACATACTAATGCTAAAATCTTTACCCGACTTATTATATAATGTTTCATCTAAACAAATAGATGCTAAATTTATACTGGCAAAAAATATTTGGAAACGTGGAGAAATTCTATCTTCTTTTAAAACTTCAATAACTTTATTTGACGAGTATATTGTGCAGAATGGAGAGAGACCAGAAGATATTGCCACTCAACTATATGAAAATCCTTTTTATAATTGGACAATACTCATTGTTAATGACATCACAGATTACTATGCACAGTGGCCACGTTCTGTAAAACAATTACAGGAGTATGTTGAAAATAAGTATACTAACTCTGCAGGAACTAAACATTATATAACTACAGAAGTTACAGATGATAATGGTAATGTGATATGCCCTGCGGGAAAAATAGTTCCACAAACTTTTCAAGTTGCATATTACAATGGTACTACAACAGTTACTGCTAACCCTACAGTGTCAGTATCTAACTATCAATATGAAGACGAGTTGAATGCTAAAAAAGAAAGAATACAAATTGTACGTCCAGAAATTATTGAAGATTTTGTCGCTGTATATAAAGATCTACTAACGAAAAATGTTGGTATAGGAACTCAAGTCGGTTCTACTCTTTCTGATATTTCGATGTAAAATATTCATATCCAGTAGGAAGTTGTTTTACTGCTGCTTCCCATTCATCAACATGGTCAACATAATCGTGTATAGGTTCAGTTAAAGGACATATATTCATACCTGATGCCACATAATGAAATCCACTTTCAACATGTGTGTACTTAGATTGATCATATAATTCACTACTATATGCACGCATACCATAATAAAATAATTTGTCTAAGTTATAATCCCTGTTAAAACAATCATTCCAGTATGGTGTGTCTCTTCTTTGGGTAAAGGCATAGTGTATTGCAATAAAATCTGCTGTTTGGTCAAAATCACGTTTAACATCTGCATTATACATCTTTTTTAATAGTTGCGATGCAGGTCCACGTCTTAATGTCTTGGCAAGTTTAATTAGATTATCATGTACCATAAGCAAACCATTAGATTCTAATGGTTCAACAAATCCTGCACTTAAACCAATAGCAACTACATTACCTACCCAAGTGTTTTTGTGTCTTCCAATTCTCATTGGGATATGTTTAAACTCTACTTCATCAGTTCCAATATGATTAATGAATTGTTGTTTGGCATCCTCTTTACTGATATGCTTAGAAGAATAGACATAACCTGTACCAATATTATCCCATAGTGGTATATTCCATACCCATCCATTTTCAATAGCAGTACATTCGGTAACTGACGTTAATTGTTTTTCTTTATCTTTGTAAGGTATATGGGTAGTCCATGCAGAATCATTGAACAGTATATGCTCAAATGATACAAAAGTTTCTTCCATAAACTGACCAATCAATTTGGCAGAAAATCCAGTGCAATCTATAAAGAGATCTGCCTCTACCTCTGAACCATCATCTAATACTAAACTGTAGAAATTTATCCTATCTTTGGTAACGTAATTAACCACGTTAGCACGGATGTGTTTTACTTTCTGGCAATACTTTCTTTTTAAAAACTGACCATACTTGATAGCATCAAAATGGTATGCATAATCTGAATTGAAATCAACCTTACCCCTTGCAGCGATTAGTGCAACATGGTTGATATTCTGTGCATATTCATTGTGATGCAATCTACCAGTACGTAATTGTTCACTCCACCATCCATTTGGATTTTTGGCAGATAAACCAAATGGGTAGTAAAATGACCCAGAATTTTTTTCCAGAAAATTAGTAAACTTAATGGCATGTTTGATAGTGCCATTTGTTTCTTTTATAAACTCTTCTTCATCATCTCTTATACCAACGAAATTTATCCAACGTTGGAAATTTTGTAGAGTGCTTTCACCAACACCAGATATAGGAACATTTGGTGATTCAATGAGAGTGACCTCATAATCTAATTTTTTACAAAAAGTGGTGGCAGTCATCCAACCAGATGAACCACCACCAACGATACAGACTTTCATTAATATTAGTCGTCTTTTGCTAGTTGGGCGAAGTATGATAACGTATCATCTTCTCCTTGATTTGCAATGACAGGTTCTGGAGTAGGTTCCTGTGGTGTGCGACCTTCACTCAAATCTTCAAGGTCTTCATCTGCTACTGCTTTACTGAAGTTACCTTTAAGAGTTGACTCAAGACGTCCCTTAAGTTCCTCGTAAGTTTTGAACTGGTCATCAGCAGTAAATGCTGCTAGACTATGTTCTTGCTTCCAAATACCCTCTAGTTCTTTATCTCCCATATCACCTAATGTGGATGGTTGATCGAACTCAGACTTGTCATAGTTCCAAAATCCTGCAACTCGTGTGATCTTCAACTTGAAGTCAGCACCCTTCCAGAAATCAAATGGATTTACTGGTGTCTCATCTTCAAATGCGGGTTGCATTGATTCCATAATCTTGTCAAATATTTTCTTACCGAAACGATATAAAAATACCTTACCTTCATTACTAGGATTAGCACTATCTTTAACAACATATATGTTGCTGTAATAGTTTAGTTTACGCTTCTGATTACGTGCTTGAGTTCTTTGTGGTGAACCTTCTGCACCAGAGTTCCAGAGTTCTCTGTTAAGATCAGAAACTGGATCTTTTTTACCTAAAGTTGTTAAGGAGTTTTCGATATACCAACCACCTGGTCCTTGGAAGGCATGACTCCAAACTTGTGCCCATGGAAGGTCTTCTCCATCGGGTGCAGGAAGAAATCTGATTACAGCGTAACCGTTTCCTGCTTTGTCCACCTCTGGTTTCCAGAGACGCTCATCAGGACCTGCTTTAGTCTCTGACTTATTGAGATTTTCTGCTTTCGCAAGTAAATCAGTAAATGATGATTTCTTTAAAGCACTAAAAGACATACGTATTCTCCGTATTAAATGTATTGTGTGTATTCATAACAAAAAAGGGGGGAGGTTGGATTACTGTGTACCAACAAAAGAAGGGGCATTACTACAGTGTAAAAAACCTTCTTTGCCTGAGACCCGACTGGTAAGTCGATTCTGCTCTCGCAGCAGCACCACCTGTGTCTCATCACCTTAACTAGCGATTGCCAGTAAGTTTATTCAGTCACTCCCAGTGTTAAGACCGTCGCCTTAATACACTATTTATTATAGCAGAACAAAAAGGATTTGACAAGCTCCTCTGCTCTCTCCTCTCCAAATATACCTTTTAAATACCCTCCAACAGGGTCTAGACGTGTCATATAAGTATCGAAGTCAGCGTATACTGACGTATCTTCTCCATCTGGTTCTATTGCTTCTACCATCTTCCTGTAAGCATCAAGATATTGTGCAAACTCTCCTACGTATTGATCTACCTCATCCATCTTACACTTACGTACAAAAATATTCTCTGAGAAGTGATTACCTTTCTCAAAGAATCTATAGTCCTCTGTTGCTACTGGTAGGTCTGGATGTGAGAACATGTAGTTCTCTGTAGGATGCTGAAAATCAAATACTATGATTACCTTATACTCAGCAAATCCCATAAGATCCATACCAAA